TGTAGGTGCAGTTTTAATGATTGCCGAATTGGTAAGCACTAAACCTAAGTCTATGACCAAAGTGACCGGTTATAACTCACTCAACATTTAAGGAGATATAACATGGCATTAAGTTTACAAAAAATCATATTATCCGGTGCTGGCAGTAATACCCCCGGTGCGTATTTTCAAACCCAAACGGTTGCTGTTGGTGCTACTACAACAGCTTTAGTACCTGCTGGTTTATATGTGTTGATACCTTCAACAAACATTAACGTACAAGCAACAGCAGATAATGGCTCTAATTGGAGTACATTTATTGCTGCTAACGTAGGTGGTGTATTGTTTTCTGACGGTGTAAACATTCGGTTTAACAACGGTTCAACTGCTGCTAACGTCACATTGTTGACTGTAAACGGTGGACAAGCTGCTTCTGGTACATACAATACTTAATTAAGGAGAATTGATATGGCAAATGCAGATGCAGTCGGTCAGTTGTATCTCGATAGTTTCGGCTATGGTCGTGTTGGTATTGTTGTAGCTACTCCTTTAAATACGGCAGGTAATGCAGTTGTTACTATTCCGTTATTAAGTGGTGGCTTAACAAATGCAAATGCTACAGTTGGTTCAGGTTCATTTATTCCTCGTAGAATAACTGTATTGAATCCATCAGGCTCTATTGCTTCGGCAAACGTATCAATTACTACATCAAATGATGGAAACATCTCTAATGCAGTAGTTGCCAACGTAGTTTTATCTTCAGTTTCGGCTGCTGGTAAATTTCAAGACTTGACAGTTGCATATACAGCCAATACAGCTATTACTGGTTATCAAACTTCTGCTTTATATGTTAATGTAAATACTGCGTCTGGTAATGCAAACACAGTAACCATTGCCGTATATGGTGATGTTGTTTCATTCTAATGACAACACTATACGTAACAAACAATACGGATACCGTTCTGACAGATAGTTGGGACGGTAAACCGTTTGTGTTTGAACCGGGTAAAACCATTGAGGTACCGGAAGAAATAGCAGTACACGTATTTGGTTATTATGCAAAAGATAAAGCACCTTACCTTGCTAGGTTTGGATGGGCTAAAACTTTGAATGATATACCAGAAGGAATAAAAAAATTGGAGCAATTTGTTATTAGCAATGAGGCTCCAAGAGTAAAGAACCATTCGATACCCCCGGTGGTGGAAAGAGTACCTTTACCTGCCTCAAAACAGGTAAGGGGAAAAGTCCTTAGCCCTGCTTAAATATGGATAGAATATGTCACAATCAACCTTGCAAAGTTATGTTACAGAATGTCAACGGCTTCTGCACGATGCTAATGCTGTATTCTATTCAGTTCAGGAATTAACTGATTATATTAATAATGCTAGAGAACGGGTAGCGAGAGATACAGGCTGTACAAGAAGTTTACAAATTACACAAGTCCCTGCAAATCCTACTGGATTAACCTCTGTTAATACTCCAATACAATGGGTAGCTAATGCAACAGCTACAACGGGAACACTTGTATTTTTTAATATTTATACGTATTCTGTTGTGTCGGGAGGAACATTTGCTTCTACTCCTCCACCCTATCCGGGTAATACAGGTTCTGCACAAAGTGTATATCCACCATCAACCCCATTTACTAATGGTACAGTAACACTACAATATGCTGGTCCTGTTGAGGTAATTCCTTTTGTATCGTTACCGCAAGGTATTAATACGCTTGATATTATTAATGTCAACATATTTTGGGGTAATACTAGGTATCCATTACTTTACAAACCTTGGACACAGTTTAATGCTGAGTTAAGGTATTGGCAAAACTACATAGGTCAACCAGTTTGTTTTTCTGTTTATGGACAACAACAAATTTATTTGTCGCCCATACCAGACCAAATATATTCTTTAGAAATAGATACCGTACTTTTAACAACATCACTTACTAATTTAGCTGATGTAGATACACAATTAAATGACCCATATACAACACCTGTTGCTTATTACGCAGCTTATAAAGCTAAGTTTAAAGAACAGAGTTATGGTGAGTCTGAAATATTTAAACAACAATATAATCAACAAATACAAGCAGCCTTAGCGTCTACATTTACTAGACGGATGCCAAGCCCTTATTTGCCGGTAATGTAATATGGCACAAAGTCCTGAACAGAAAAAATCGTATCAGGTCATTAAACAGTTTACTACTGTTAATACCAAAGCGAACCGTACAGCAATAGATGAATCAGAGTTTTCATGGCTAGAAAATGCTATGCCAATTGGATACTCTAATTTAAAAATTACTGGTCAACGGTCAGCCGTAACTAATAGTGCTGGCAATGCTGTTGTCTTTTCTGCTAACGTAACTTATTTAGCCTCTGTTAATCTTGGTTTAGATGATTACGTTGTTGCATTTAAAGATGACGGTTCAGCACAAGCGTTTAATTTACAATCTAAAACATTAATTACTGTTGGTAATGCTGGTAAATTTTCTAATAGCGGTATGGCAATTAGCCAATGGAAAAACCAGCAAATGCTAATTATGGACCCATCAAAAGGTTATTACGTATGGGATGGAAACAATACTGTATTTGTAGGTAGCGTAGGACAGTTAGCACTTATTAGTGGTGGTAGTGGTTATACTGCTGCTCCCGGTGTTGTACTATCAGCACCTAACGATGCTAATGGAATACAAGCAGTTGCTGTAGCTACGGTAGCTGCCAATGTAGTAACTTCAATTACTTTAACAGAAGCTGGTTCTGGATATACACAAGCACCTACTGTATCATTTTTTGGTGGTGGAGGTTCAGGAGCAAATGCAGTTGCAAGTATAGTTACGTTTGCTACTGGTACTGTATCTATTGCTGTAACTAATCCCGGAGATAATTTTACCTCTGCACCTACAGTTAGTATTACTGGCGGTGGTGGTACAAATGCTGCTGCTACGGCAGTTGTTCGTGGCAATGCGTTAGCTACAATTGTGATGACCAATCCGGGTTCTGGATATACTAACTCTGCCAATTTAGTAGTAGCTTTATCTGGCGGTGGAGGTTCAAATGCAACTATTTCGGCTACTATTAATAATACTCCTAATGTGGATATTGCTTCTTTTAGCGGTAGAGTATGGATTGCTGCTGGTCGGCAAGTGTACTACTCTGCTGCCGGAACATTTAACGACTTTACTAGTGTGTCAGCAGGAAACATTATATTAACTGACTCTACATTACATGGAGTTTTGTTTAAGTTACTTGCAGCAAACAATTTTTTATATTTATTTGGCGATGATTCAATTAACGTGTTTTCAGATGTAAGAGTCCAAGCCAACGGAAATACTTTATTTACTAATACAAACGTCTCTGCTTCTGTAGGTTCTAAAAGAGCAAATACAATATTTCCGTATTTTAGGTCTGTTTTATTTTTGAATGATTATGGAATTTACGCTTTGGTAGGTTCTACAACTTCTAAAATATCAGACCCGTTGGATGGTGTTTTCCCTAATATAGATTTTACGTATCCAATCTATGCCGGACAAGTATTGGTTAATAACATTTTATGTGCAGCATTTAACTTTAGATATTACGATGCAGTATTTTCTAATTCTTACCGGTACATACAAGCTGTATTCTTTGAAAAAAAATGGTTTTTTACAAGCCAAGGTAATTCATTACAATACGTGACTTCAGCACCGGTTGAAGGTAAAATCAATTTATACGGTACAGAAAATAGTGCTTTGTATCAGTTATACGCTAATAGTACAGCTAACGTATCTAGTATCATTCAAACTGCTTTAATGCCAATGAGTGACCCGATACGTGATAAACAAGCACTTAAATTTGGTGTTGAAGCAACAACAAGCGGTAATACTACAACAGGTACTGTTTTTACTATAACTGTTGATAGTCAGCAAGGCTCCAGTCCACCGTATACATTACAGAATAACGTAACATGGGTTAACAATGCTGGAGCAACAATTACTTGGATAAATAATAGTTCTACGGTAATATCATGGTTATACAATACTGGTTATTATTTATATAAGTCAGATGCA